AACCTAGTGGTCATCCCAATAGGTCTAAACTGAGCAGCCGCTTTAGCAGCCGCAGTCTCGGCATCTATCATTTCTTGCGCTTTGACAGCCGCTTTTCTAGCTGTTTCTGTTTGGAGAACACCAGCACCAGTTAATGCTCCTGTTGAGACCAAGGCAGCAATTTGAGCCGCAGTTAATCCTGCTCCTGCAACACCTCCAAGTGTTGCGCCTAAACCCGCTGCTCCCAAATTAGTTGCCGCTCCACCAAGAGTACTAGCCCCACCAAGAGTAGCAGCCCCATCTAAAGCAGTAGCTCCCCCAAGAGTAGTAGCTCCTCCGAGTGTTGTAGCTGCACCACCACCTAAAGTAGTTGCCGCACCACCCGTTAAAGCACTACCGCCACCAGAAAGTAATCCTGCATCAGCCAATGCTTCACCTGCAAAAGTAGCCCCACCTAAAGTAGTTGTCGAACCACCCGAAAGCAATCCCGCATCAGCAAGTGCTTCACCCGCAAAGGTTGTTCCACCTAAAGTAGTTCCTCCACCACCAGCAAGCAAACTTGCATCTGCTAACGCCTCACCCGCAAAGGCAGTTTCCGCACCCGCTAAAGCAGCACCGCCAAACAAAGCAGCAGACCCTGCTAAGAACTTTATAAAGTCTTTAGTAGCATTAACTTCTTGTTGCTTAGTAGTTTGTTGAAACTCACCAGTAGGCGAGTAAAAGTTAACATCACCACCAACTTTGTTATCAACTGCTTTATAGGTAACAACATTCTCTAGCCCACCTACTTGCTGATCCATGCCAGAACCAATTACTTGGTTTTGAGCCTGAACATAAGTGTCTCCAAGCAATACAGCTTGATTTGGAGGGATGACCTCTGCCACACGAGCCGCAACCTGACCAACAGGAATGTTAAATGTAGAAGAAACCTGTTCAGGACTAATCCCTCTTGTTTCCATCAAAGAAACAATCTGTGAATCCGACATATTCGGATTTGCTACAAATATATTAAATAGCTCTTCATTAGTTACAGCCATGATTGCTCCTTATTGTGGCTCAACAGGCCAAGTAATAGTCCAAGGGAAGCCACTCTGCGTAGGAACATCTCTCAATGCTTGACGATAAGTAACATAGCTATCTTTAATAGCTTGTGGTACATCAGAAACTTGAGTCCAATCTGTAGCGGTTAGTTTTGTATTGCGTTTTGTACGAACTTCAATAGCTTTGCGGTCATCAGCACCCGCATCCCATGCCGCCTTCTTTATGTCGTACTCAGCTAGTTCTTCAGTCGTGTAGGGAATCTGAACAATCTCGCCAGTGCTTACATTTGCTTGTATGGTGTGCATGATGATTCCTTAAATGTAAGCAATGTTGATTTCGCCAAGGTCAAACGTGTCAGTGCCGTTCACCGTTGTGATGCGAACTCGGTCAAGTGTGGCAGAAAGTGATTTTCTACCAGCAGTGAACCAAGATGCGTTAGCAGCAATGCCATCCCCAAAACTACCAGTCGCCGCCCACGTAAATACTGTTGCGTTTTCCAGAGTCAAAGTTACACTACCAGACAATTTATGCCCGGCATTCGCAGACAGGATAAGGTATCCAGAACTGGCAGACGCTTGGTCAACCACAGTCCCCAAAATTGACACACCACTGCCTTGATAACCAGTAATTTCTATACCGCCAGCATCCCCAATCTGAACTATTACATAGCTTGTGCCGCTTGTTGATACCCCATTAAACGAAACAATAATCTGTTTTGCTGTAGCGGGAATACCAGTAAAATCAATTGCAGTGCCAGATGTCGTAACTACTGGAGTGCCGAGAGTAAAGCCCGCAGATACAGCTCCCCAAGAACCATCACCACGCCAGAATGTTGAAGCACTAGCGGATGTTCCTGAGTTTAGATTTGTTACTGGTAAGTTACCTGTTACAGCAGTGGACAAAGGTATATTTGAAAGCGTATTGCTTGCACCACTAATAGTCTTATTAGTAAGCGTAGCTGTGCTTGTTGCCGTGACAACATTGCTAGGTGTGATAATTCCAGATAGTGCTACTGTAGCCATGATTTACTCCAAAGGTTGAATTGCTTTTAATGCGTCTACTGAAACCGCAGAAGCAAGTGATGGAGCCAAGGTTACTGGCAAGTCACGCAATTCTTGCTTACGCACTCTAATCTGAGTCAAGGCATCTGCATCCCCAATATCTTGCGCTTTAGTAGCTTGAATATCTAATTTTGACAATTCAGCGTTGCGTTTAATTCGGATACTCTCTAAATGAATAGCCCGTGCTTTAGCCATATCAACATCAATGGTAAGTTCGGGAGTAGTGTCTGCCCAAGCATTGCGAAAGTCCCTATCAGTTGGAATTACTTCATCTGGCATATCCCTGTGGCTTATGTATTTTTCGGGGTTTACCAATTTCCATTTAAGCAAAGCGTCATCAAAATCCGCTCCCTCTACCAAACTCATAATTGCAATACCATCTGTGGTTTTAATTACTGTTTTCATTATTGATCTCCAAAGCAAGCAAAGAACCATGCAAATTGTGGGTCTTTATTTGTAAAATTTGGGTTTATGCAATCTGCACTAAATGATCCAGCAGCTTGTGCTGTTATGTAATTTAATTGTGCAAGATTGCTATTTGCCCCTGCGCCAAAAGTTGTGATTGCGTAGTTTGCGCTAGAAAAGTCAGTAGCAATTGTTACTGTTATAGAACCAGTGCCATCATCAGTAATAGAAGTGACGTTATATGAAGCATTTATTGTTGTTCCATCGAGTGATGCTTTAAGCCAAACCTTTGCCACTCCAGGATGAAACTGAGTATTTGAGGGAGTAGCCGCAACAGTATTGCTTGTTGCTGTTTCCATTTGGGCTTGGGTTGCCGCTGAAAGACCAGAACTAGGAGTTGTCCAAGTAGGCGCATTGCCCGAACCCGCAGAAGTAAGCACATCACCTGAAGTTCCAGAAACAGAAGTTAAAGTCAATGCAGTTGTAATGTTTGGACTGGTTAAAACTGGTGCAGTAAGAGTCTTGTTTGTCAGAGTCTGTGTGCCAGTTAAGGTAACTACTGTTCCACTATTACCACCAATCTGTGCAGAAACATTCCAACCATAAGTTGCACCCGTATAAACAAGCGTAACAGTTGCACCTGTAATATCACAAACTAGCGTGTCACCAGCCGTATTGCCAGCAATCTTAATCAATGCTGTAGGGTCAACTGTTAAGTTGTTTGTTCCCCATTGGCTAAACGAGTCAACAACAACAACAATATTGCCCACTGATGGGCTTGTAGGCAAAGTAACTGTAAAAGCACCGCCTGTTGTGTTTGTTAAAACACCATCATTGTTTGCGGCTGTGTAGTTGGCTGTTTTTACTGCCGTGTAAGCAATACCGCCAGCGGGTGTTTCCCAAGCACCATCACCTCGCCAAAATGTTGATGCACTTGCTGATGTGCCACTATTTAGGTTAGTGACGGGTAAGTTTCCAGTAACACCTGTGCTTAAAGGCAGGCCCGTTGCATTTGTTAACGTCACACTTGCGGGTGTTCCAAGAATGGGCGCAACAAGAGTTAACGCTGTGCCGTTAGTTGTAGCACCTGTAATGCCACCAAATGCACCCGCATTGTTGTATTGAACTTGAGTGGTTGAGCCGCCTGGTGTACCACCACTAGATGCCGCAATTGTTTGATTAGGCCATGTACCAGTAACAGTTACGTTTGTTCCCGCAACAATGCTAGGGGTTGCCGTTGCTGTACCACCATTGGCTACGGGGAGTAAGCCTGTTACACCTGTAGTTAATGGCAAACCAGTTAAGTTTGTTGCAACACCGCTAGTAGGAGTTCCCAATGCTGGTGTTACCAATGTTGGGCTTGTCGCAAAGACTAATGATCCCGTTCCTGTTTCATCTGTTACAGCAGATATTAGATTTGCTGAACTAGGTGTTGCTAGAAAGGTTGCTACGCCTGTTCCTAGACCTGATACACCTGTGCTGATAGGAAGACCAGTAGCGTTTGTTAAAGTGCCACTTGTGGGTGTTCCAAGAATAGGGGTTACTAGGGTAGGGCTAGTGGCAAACACCAATGCGCCAGAACCTGTTTCATCAGTAATTGCAGAGGCTAAATTGGCACTAGAAGGTGTAGCTAAAAGAGTTGCTACACCAGTACCCAAACCACTTACGCCCGTTGAAATAGGCAGACCCGTAGCATTTGTTAAGACTGCGGCACTAGGTGTTCCAAGGGCGGGGGTTACCAGTGTTGGCGAGTTTGACAACACTACATTTGTTGTGCCTGTAGAGGTTGTAACTCCTGTACCGCCTTGAAGAACTGTTAAAGGAGTTGTAAGTCCAGTTAGTGACGTAATGTCAGAGTTAGCACCACTTGCGGCTACACCAAGATTAGTTCTTGCATTAGCGGCTGTAGATGCACCCGTACCGCCATCAGCAACTGCCAGATCGGTAATACCCGTGATCGTACCGCCAGTAATTGCGGCAGCAGAGTTATCTGTCTTAGTCGCAACAGCAGTAGCAATGTTGTTGTACTCAGTGTCAATCTCAGTGCCTTTAACAATCTTTAAGGGATTGCCAGGCGATAAGTTGTCTTTAGTCGCAAAGTTTACTGTTTTGGTGTAATTACTCATGTTTACCTCTTAGGCTATTTTGCCATCTTTGGCTTGAATTTCAATCTTTTGAAGCGATAACTGTGTGCCGTTAATGGTTGTTTCATAACCAGTTTGTACAATTTTACCCGCACCAGATGCGTTTGCTCTCAATGTCTTTATTGCAATACCACTTGTGTATTCAGCAGTTCCATATTCAGCAGTTCCATATTCATAACTCACTTGGGTAGGAATGTAAATATTTTGAGCTTGGTAAGCACCAGAATAATCAAAGCCCCAATTGATTGTTAAGAACTGGTTTGAGCCACCAATCACAATGGCTGAAATAGTCTTTAAAACAGAAATCTGGTTTGCATTGCCAAGGTCAGCATTGTTGGTGTAGTACGCAAATCGGTACGTTGTTGTGTCATCTATGTAACCACCATACTTACCAATAAACCCATTTTTACCAATATACAAATCACCATTACGCAAAGAACGCAATGCAGTTGGCGCAATAGAGTCCCATTTGGTTACACGGGAAGCACCATCTTGCAAAGATTGTTTGGTATCAAAGCAATAAACTTGGAAGGTAGCGGGTAGAACTAACAAGTAAAAGGCTTCTTTTTCTGAGTAAACAGACTTCAGATTAGCCAATGTTTCACCTGCCAATGATGAATTTAAGTCAAAACGCACATTTTTAGACAAGTCTCTAAGTGGTGCAGACTTCTCTTGAATAGTCCTCATCAATGAACGAACACCTGAGTCTGACAAGAAAACAACATCAGAGCCAATGCTTTGTATGGTATCCCTAGCGATACATCCAATAGAACCTACTGTGTCTGATAGAAGAAGAGAAGCGGGAGTAGAAGCATTTGCGTAAACAAGAATTTGTCGTTTACCAAAGATAAACAAGAAATCATTGTGAGCTGCCAAGCCCATGACTTCATCAGCACCATTAGGCCATACACGAGATACATCTAATGAGCCTGAAGTGCCACCGCCCCATACATGACCTGCAATCAGATCAGAGAAGGTAACTGTTACTTTGTCAGTTGACGTATTAGCCACCCACAAGCGACCAAATGCTGAAATAGCAATGTTGGCTTGAGGAACTGTAGCTACATAACCAGACTTCTCGGAGACTCTGCGATAAGTAGTTGTACTTACTGCGGGGTCATAAATCAGAGGATCGTGACCTGTTTGAAAGAAGTATGCAATGCCATTCAAAGAGGCACATTGCCAGTTAGATGCCGTGATAGTAGGAGCAGAACCGCCACCACCATAGGTCAACTCAGTCACCGCATTAGAAGTGCCTAGTTTGAATATCTTGTTATTGCCAGCAAACAGAACTGTTAAAGTGCCATCGTTTTGCACTAATTCATGGATAACACCCACATCATTAGCACCTAGATTGCCAGAAGAGGGATTAACCCTTGTGTAGCCTTTTCTAGCACCAATACGACCATACTGATCCAAGATGCAATTGGTTGCAACCAAAGCAAAGCCAACACCCAAATCAAGGGGTGATTCCTCGGTATTCAGACCATAAAAGCCTGGTGCTGAGAGACTGTAACTTTGAAGTTGAGAAGCCATTAGACCGCCACAAAGTTGTCTTCAGGATAACGAGTGCTTTCCAATGCAATCGCATCAGAGAGCATTCCTCTGAACAAGGCATAAGCCTCGGCAGAGTTTGTTCCACCATCTTCACCACGCTCAATCAAAGCACGAGCATAGGCGCTTTGAGCAACTAAATAGTCCAAAACCTTGACTGAAGTACTATCAGATGTCAAATTGGCCTGTGGAATTGTTACTTCAAACTTCAAAGTAAATATGCCATCAGGAATAGGATACAAATCTACCTTTGTATCGCCACTAGAATCTACGCCATTAAAGCAATATTGAGCAGGAATACCTTTAGCTGGTGTGCCAAAACTCAACTTACGATTCATGTCTGAAACTGCAATGTTGCTTAATACAATATTGCTTGTAGTGTTAAGAGCTTCAGCAATACGAAACTTCTGACCAGTACCAGTTAAAGAGTATGAACTTGTATTAGCAGCAGTCGTAACTGTGACTGTCTGGTTTAAGACATTCCAAGTGTATGTATCTTCAATCTGACGCTTGGCATCATTGACAAACTTGCCAATCAAAGAAGAATAGGTTGTTTCGCCAACAGTAGATACTGTGCTTTCACGCAAGCGCACTAACACATCGTTAACAAGTTCTAAGTAGGTCATGTTCGTTGTGCTCCATTAACCTCAAATGTTGCCAGAAAGCTGAATGTACTAGCGGATTGCGTAGTAATTTGAATTCTATCGCCTTCTTCTAAAACGATATAAGCATTGCCATCAAACTGAAGATATGCCTTTGAAGTAAAGTCATAAGAAGTAAGAATGTCTAGTGTTGTGGCAGAACTTGCGTCATACCATTGAACAGTTATGTGCTTAGTCGAACCACCAGTGTTGTGAATATACATCACAGTAAACTTGGCGTAATAACCCGTAGGAACTGTATAAACAGTTGTCAGCGTATTCGCTGTTGGGTTAATTCCGACAGATACTGGTCTCACTTCATATTCCTCTTAGAGATCGCTTTAGCTTTAGCTTTAGCGTCTTCCTTGGACGTTGCGCCCCAAGCTCTAAGAGAAAGTAAAAGTCGGGTAGGCTTTCCATCTTTCATCTCAGCGCCAGGCATATTGCCCATTCGTGCTAGAAAACTAGATCGTCGACCTGAATTACCCGTTTTTAAAGGCGCTTTTAAGTTCAGTCCCTCAGTCCTTTTGTAGAACTCTCGACCTTCCTCATTCAATCCGCCTTTTGGATTCTGGTATTTTTTTAAGACCATGATGATCTTCCTGTGAAGTGTACACCAGGCTGAGGTGGTAATGCAATAGCTAAATCAAAATCTAAGCCATTTCTTAATCTTTGCATAAGAGTTTCTGGCTTCATATTGACCATTCTAGCAATCTCAGTTGTTGAACGTAATTCACCTTGATACATACGTTTGTTACGATCTGGATCAATTTTTGCATGTTCTGATGGATCGCCATAAATCTTTGTTGCTTTCCAGATTCTTTGGTATCCAATTCCTGTTTTTCTAGCAATCTCAGCTAACGTAAGATTCTCGCCTTCAAACAGGTATCGCTTGCTATTCCTTCGATTGTTGGCTTGCTCAATGCTAGTTGACCATTTGACATTTTCTGGAAAATAACCTTTGTTTACATCAATTCTATCAAGACTGTAATCTTTTGATGGCCTAAGTCCAACATCTTGAATGAATTGGTAAAAACCATCTTCTCCATGCCACGATAGATGCACATCAATTCCACGACCACCGTAATTTTTGTAATCAGGACTTACTTCTGAATAGCATCGGTAGAAAAGATGTTTCCATGTCCCATGAGACAAAAGTAACTGATTAACAGTTGATTTGTCTAAGGTCTCTGGAATATTCATTTCTTACCTTTTGGTTTAGACATACCCGCTTCAGATAAAGCAATAGCCAAAGCCTGTTTTGGATTAGTAACGACCTTTTTATTGGTAGTCAACTTGCTCTTACCAAACTCAGTCATCACCTTGCTTATCTTCTTTTGGGCTTTGGTTTTCATATCAATACATGATTTTGGCTGTGATTGTGCCAGTTACATAAACTGTGCAATTGGCTCTTAAATACTTAGGCGCATTTGCCACAGTAATGATGCCATCACCAGTTAAGGCTGTACCAATCGTTGAATATGTTGTGCCATCCAAACTTCCTTGCAAAGCAACAGTAGCACTTGTAATGCCTGAAACTTGAAGGAATGCGGGTTGACCAGCATCGGCTTGAACTGCTTTTGATGCGCCCGTGGCGACAACAGCACTAAGTAGAGTAACGGGAGAAGTTAAAGAAGACATTATTTACCTCTAGAAGATTTTTTCATCATATTGGTAGCGGTACGACCGCCACGGGTAGGCATAGCCCTTGGTTTACCAATAGCAATCATTACAGTAACGGGCATAGATTTCTTCTTGCCATACTCTTTGGCTTCTTTCTCGCCTTTTTCTGTGTATGGGAATTTCTTGTTTCCAACTTGTGGCATATAAATCCTTATCGAACTAGCTTGGTTGCAACAAAAGAAATGATACCGCCAATAACAGAGGCGATAGCCATTCCAACGAAAAAGCCACCTTTAGATTTGTTAGCCATTTCTAAAAGCGTTTTAATATCTTGGCGAAGTGCATGAACTTCAGACTGTAAAGCCTCAACTTGAGCTTCCAATTTGCCAAATTCTCTTGGATCAATTTCCGACATTTGCAACCTCTTTTTTTGGTCTGCCCAATTTGGGTTTGTCTTCAACTTTCTTTGGAGTTTCCTCAACAAGAACGTATCCTTGATGACCTTTCATGCTATCAATATCATGCTGATAAGTGAAAGTGACTGTATTACCTGACTGTAAACAACGGAAAGTAGCCATAAAAACTCCAAAAAAAGGGGGGTATTAGCCCCCTTTTATTAAACTACTGCACGAGCAACGATAAGTTGCAATGTAGTTGATGCCAAGTCTACAGAACTGCCTGTAGGGTTGTAAGTCACGATAGTAACTGTGTCAGCGGCTGAAACATAGGCTCTACGAACCAAACCTGCTTCAGAAACGCCAATTGCCATACCGATAACCATGTCACCCAATTTTACGCCTGGTACTGTAACTGTATCTGTAGCCGTAGATACAGTAGATACTGATGCGCTATCAAGAGTACAAGAAACATCCCAAGTGTCTGTAAATAGACCACGGAACTGGTCATTTCCTCTGCGGGAAACAACTGCTGTTGCTGCTGCCATAATAAATCTCCTTAATGTAAAAACCCCCCCACCCGAAGGCGAGGGGAAAGGTTGTAATCAATTAAGAAGGAACAACCAAGGCAAACATGGAAGAAGAAGTAGCTGCACCAGAAGTAGCAGCGTTCCTCAAAGCGGCAACACCATACAAAGTGTCAGATGTGAACAGAGTAGCAAGATACTCTTGTTTGTACTGAACTTGTGAACGGATACCAACTTGCTCAACCAATACCATAGAGTCTTTATGACCCATCAAGCACACACGAGCAATAGAAGTACCGCTAGTGGGGTAAGCTGCTGTTGCAGAAGCATGGTCAGCATTGCTAGAAGTGAACACGGGGATGCCATAAAGGTTACCGATTTCACCATTGCGGATAGCATTACCATCACCCACAAAAGCCTGTTCAGTATAACGGGCAAGACCCATCAACGTGTTACGGCTTGAAGGAGGAATGATAAAGAAGCGACCATCCATAGGAGTGTCGTTGTCATCCAAACGCTGAATAGTACGACGAATAGCCGAATCAGTCAGAGCAGAAGCGTTACCTGTATTGGTGTTAGCTGTGTAGTCGAAAGTAGTTGTACCATCGCCACCAACCAAACCAGCAGTGTAACGTGCGCTACCAGCAGTACCGCCATTAGCAGAACGACCCAACTGAATCAAGTCTGAATCGACTTGTTTAGCCAAGGCATAACCTGCGTCAGAGGTGTAGAAGTTACGCATTGAGTTCAATGCTTGTGCTTCGACAATATCTTCGATCAAGCGGCTATATTCATAGTGCTTGTTAATCAGAACTTGGACTTCATCAGCCGTGTCAACAATTAAGGTGACTGCGTCTGTTTTTGTCTTTGCCGAGGCATTGCCACGACCAGGGGCTGGAATGTGAACTGTGTCACCTTTCTTGCCCTTGAAGTTCATCTTCATAACCAAGTTCGCTAGAACAAGGTTCTTTTTGTAACTGGCAACAATTTCATCACTCCAAATTTCAGGAATGAAATTAGCTGCGGTGGTTACTGTGGTTGCGTTGTTGGGTGCAAAAGCTGTATTAGCCATAATTAAATCTCCAATTAGTTAAATTTTACCTGACCCGACCTTCTTGATACGCAGTCATGATTTCATCAGAAAGCGCTTCATAGCGGTTAGGGTCTTGCATTTTCAGCCGAATAAGGTCAGCCCTTCGATATACTTTCTTTGATGATTCACCAGAACCACCTGTATCAACTCCAACAGCCTTAAGAGTTTGCTTTCGAGATGCTTCTCCCGCATCACTTACTTGCTTATTCTTAACACCACGAAGTTGCTTGTAGGTAGATAGCAATTCATTGGCTGAGTCGTAATCATATCCAGAATCGGCTTGCTCAAAGATTTTAATGCGAACAGGGCTAGACTTCACCCAATTTGCAAAGTCCTGATCTTTAGCTATTTCGCCAAAGTCGGGATGTTCTTGCGCTAACCTTTGCTGAATCTGTGACCTTTTCATCTCTTGCGTAACTTGTCGTGCCGCTAGGATGTCAGGGTGATTATCAACTGTCCTTTGAACTGCCTTCTGTGGATTCTCAAAGAAATCTACTTCAGGCTCTTCCTGTCTAGTCTGTTGCTGTCGTGAACCAAGGTTCTGCTTAATAAGTTCATCGGCTAACTTACGGACTTCGCCTACTTCTTGTGCTTGCTTTCCAATTAGCTTTTCAGCCTCTTGGTGCATCCTCACAATATCGTCTAAACTTTTGTCTCTGTATTTCTCAGGAAGTTCAGGCTTTTGCTCAATCTTCTGTTGCTCAATCTCTAACTCACCAAACTCTTCTTTGTCGTTGTCAACTAACATACTTCTTTCCTTTTCCTGCCGTCAATCGGTTGTAGGAGATTCAACTCGGCATAATTGCTTATGAGTTGAGTTTGCGCTCAGACTTTAACTTGTCGTTATGGCTTTTATCAAACTTGGCGTGAGCCGTTGGGAATGAACCAGACCATCCTTCAAGCCTAAAATAAGGCGCAGATAAAGTGCGATGAGATTCCTCACCACACTCACACATAAGACTCGCTGTCTCATAAACAACAAGTCTCGAAGTTTTATGCCCATTTACACAGGCAAATTCATACATTCTTTTCATTTAAGTCCTCAAATGCTCTTTCGCTGACTTGTTTTAAGTTTTTCAGCCAAATAAGGATTGATAACTCACCTTTTCTGAATTGTAGACTTTTTTCATCTGCAATTGTTGAAATATTATTCAAAGGTTCTATCATTTTGTCAATATCTTCCATCAAATCTATCCACCCTTGAGTGGACATTGTTGAGAAGCGCTCTTCGTAATAGCGTTGAAGTTCCTGATTCATTGCTTAGTCATCTGTTTTTCAACAATCTTAGCCTTGTTCTGAATATCAGCTTCTTTAAGCATCAAATCAGCAATCTTGACCCGTTTATCAAACTCTCGTGAAGCTAAAGCGTCATCAGTTGGGAGGTTCTTGGTATTAGCAGCCATACTCTTTGCTTGCAACTCAATAGGCATCAGTTGGGCTTCGGTCAATAGCTTCTGAGCCTCTGCCTTATTCTGCTCTGCTTGAGTCGTTTGGACAGCAATCTGTGCTTGAGCGAGTTGCATAGCCAATTGTTGTTGCATCTGAGCCGCTTGTTGGGCTTGTGGATCAGCCTGAGACATCTGGTCAAGCATGGCAATCAACTCATATCGGTTTGACAGAGAGGAATTAGCCATGATGCCCTTCAAAATGATAGGCAGAACAGGCGTATTCGGGCCAAGAGTCTGGAGTAAACCAATCATCTGCTGTTGTTCATGCTCTCTAGCGATGATTCCCAACGCAGCAGTCGGAATAAACTTCATGTCCACAGTAGGATAACGCTCGGGGTCGAACTGCATATAGCGGTAAGCGGCTTTGGTGATGAAGGGGATCATAAAATCCTCTTGGAAGTTCACCAAGGTACGCTTGTATTTCTTGATAATCGAAGCTACTGCCATCGAAATACCACCCTGACCCGCATCTCTAGCAACGGCAGATACCATTCCCTGAGAGTCAAGAGTGCCTGTTGCCATCAAAAGCATACGTTCAAACTCTTTGGCAGTTGTCAGGTTAGAACCATCAGTATTGCCAAACTTGAACGGAAACAGAATCTCATTGGGATTGCCGTTTGTCAGGATAGCCTTGCCTGGCTTAACTTCAAACTTAGCACCCCTTGGGAGGCGAGTAGCATCCATAGCCATCATTGGGCTA